ATGTTGCTGATAAGGCAGCTTATGACGCTGCCCATGTTGCTGCTATTGCTGCCGATGCTTGTGATGCTGCTCGAAATAAATACCGTAAACTAAAAACAGTATGGGAGTTTGAAAATGGTAAGTGAACATAGAGGCAACGAATTACCCTACGTGTTCGATCTGCTGTGGGATGTAAAAACCTATGAGCAAGTCGAACGGATAGCAAAATTTGAAGCGGATTGTTCAGACGCTGATCCGTATGACTTAGTTAAATTATTTCAGGAAGAAAATTTAGAGATTCCGGAGTGCCTTAAAGGATTTGTTCAAAAAGATAATACAAACAACGTAGTAAAAGATGTAACTTTCTGGAGTAGCTACTGCGCAGAAGGCGTAACTGACTATGAGGCACTAAAAAAGTACGAAAAAGAAAAAGATGGCGCTATGTCTACTACTGTGACCATCCGCGATGAAGATATAAACGCCATAGTAAACGTATTTGAACAAGAGTCCAACGGACAATTGTTTTTTCACATACACGTTGAAGGCGGTTGAAAATGTATAAGGTAATAGACGCAATAGTAATCGTTGTTATCATAGTGGGCATTAGTACCGGCATGGGGCACGTCAGCGAACTATACCAATACCGTTCACTGCAACTGCACGAACTTAGTGAAGAGATGACGCATCTTCGCATCATCATCGAGAACCAAAATAAACAAAAAATAAGAAACAATAAACCTTGGGGAGGTGTATGAGCAAAACCTACCAAAACAGTAATAAAAAATTTCGTCTTGGATTAAACGGACGTTACGAGCACAACAAAAATCATACTGGCACTACTGGCCAACCTGCTAAAAAAGCAGCTAACACTCAAAGAAGAAAAGACAACAGGAAACTATCATGGCATCTATACGATTAACTAAAGAAAAAAAAAAGTTTTTATTACTTGCTCTTGAAAAACATTATGCTTTAGCAAACCCTAGACCCCAACTAACCAAAGAAAAGTTACAAACAATACAAACAGCTTTTGAAAACATGCCATCACAGCTATATATTAAAGCTGCGCAAAAATTGCCTGAATACCAAAAGGTAATAAACCAAGGTTTTATTAAATATGCCGACGAATACTCGATTAGTTCGTCCACACCGCGTGCCCCGAGTCGCCTAAGAGAATCTTATTATACAAAAATTGAATGTGCTACTGAAAACAAGATATATCTTAAAATCAACGAGGACATCAACGATTTTTTATTAATAGATTTTAAATTAAACAATTTTAAAGAATTACTAATTCATTATATAACTAAAACTCAAGAAGCAAAATATACCGATAACCAAATTCCTGTTTTTAATTTATTAGATTTTTCAGAGCAATATATCAATTGGTTGCGTCCAATATTATCAGAGCAATTACAAATAGAAAAAGAATGGGGCGCTAAACAAGCAAGTTATTTAGAAGCGTTTGAAAATTTATTAACTGAATGTAACACGGTTAATCAAGTAATCAAAGCATACCCAGAATCTATTCATTTATTAGACCAAACAACTAGAACAGAACTGCAAACCAAGCCAAAAAAACAACAGCGACCCAAAATTGAATTTACTCCATTTGGAGAAAATGACGTTATTGTACCTGCAAAAACTATTTCATTAATAACTAATCAACCTATTGGAACTTAAAATGACACTTACTACAAATCCAAAGCAATCCAAGGCAATGACGGCTACTTATCTAAAAGCAGGCTTAGTTCCTTTTATTCTCGGATCACCTGCAAATGGTAAAAGCGCTATTATAAAACAACTTGCCGACGAGTACGGATTAAAACTAATTGATCTGCGTTTATCTCAATGTGATCCATCAGATTTACTAGGTTTTCCTACAGTAAACGAAGAAAAAACTAAATCAGGTTACGTTCCTATAGATACGTTCCCTCTTGAACAAGACTCAATTCCTGCAGGCTACAACGGTTGGTTGTTATTTCTTGACGAATTTACTGGTGCTGATGAGTCTACTCAAAAAGCTGCTTACAAACTTGTATTAGACAAAATGATAGGCAATTTTAAATTACACAGTAAATGTAAGATTGTTGCAGCAGGCAATTTATCTAGTGATAACGCATTAGTAGAGGATCTTTCTAATGCATTGCAATCACGTTTTGTACATTTAGAACTTCAATCTTGTCATAAAACTTGGCTTGAATGGGCAGATGAAAATAATATTAATCATATGATTAAATCTTATATTCGTTTTAAACCAGAAATGCTTTACACGTTTCGTCCTGACCACTCTGATCGCACCTATGGTTCACCAAGAACCTGGGAATTTCTAAGTAACTTGCTTGATATGATAGATATAGAGACTGAACCTAATGTTTTGGAATTAGTTACTGGAGTTATATCAGAAGGGCTTGCTAGAGAATTTTTAAGTTTTTGTTCAGTTTACAAAGATTTACCTACTTTTAATGACATTATTGCTCGACCAGCAGCTTTAGATATTCCTACATCTCCGGGCACTCTTTACGCATTAATTGGTTCAATTGCAATGAATGTGACCCCAGAAAATATAGAACCAGTTATGACGTATATTCGACGTATTCCTGTTTCTTTATTTGAATTTCAAGTTGTTTGTATCCAAGACATTACTCGACGCAACCCAAGTATGCGAGACGCACCCGCTATTAAAAAATGGGGCGCTGATAACGCAGCTGATCTATTTTAAAACAGGTGATTTTATGCAATCTATGCCCCAATCTCAAGAAGCTACAATAGAAGTACTTGAACAAGCACAAAAAGCTTTAAACAAAGCTAAAGTTCGTATGATGACTACCCCTGACGTTACTTTTTTCACTGTTTTGTGCTTTTTAATGGAACATCGCATTAATACCTCAGTACCTACTGCAGCTACTGACGGCAAACAAATAATATTTAATCCACATTTCTTTTTATCTTTAACTTCAGAAGAGCAATTGTTTTTAGTGCTTCACGAAACCATGCATGTGGCTTTTATGCATGTAAGAAGAACTGGTGATAAAGACCCTGGGCGATACAACAGAGCAGCTGATTACGTCATTAATTGGTTTTTAACGAAATTAAACTTTAAAATGCCTGAAGGAGGTTTATTAAATTCAGACTACCGAGATATGAGTACTGACGAAGTTTATATGCTTTTAGAGGATGACAAAGAAGCAGACAAACAATGCCCTATGGACATTATTGCTGGAGATGAAAATAATATCGAAGAAACAAAAGCACTTGATGAAATATTAATAAAAGCTAATACCATTAGCGCAGCACAAAAGCACTCTGGTAACTTACCAAAAGAAATTGCGCTATATATAGAAAATTTATTATCGCCAAAATTACCTTGGACTCGTATTTTATCTAAATATTGCAACAATTTAGTAAAACGTTCTTATAGCTACCGTAAATTAAATAAACGTTTTTTCCCTACGCATTTGCTGCCTACACCATCTAGCAATGGTTTAGACAATATTGCTATGGCCTGTGATACTTCAGGATCAGTTACACAAAAAAATTTTGATCAAGTATGTGGAGAAACTGCAGCTATTTTTAAACAGCTTAAACCAAAAACTTTAACTTTTTTGCAGTTTGATACAGAAATTAAAAAAGTTAGTCAAATAAAATCTTTTAAGGATTTTATGCAGCTCAATTTTACTGGACGTGGAGGAACTCAGATAGATCCTGTTTTAAAATGGGCTGCTGATGCTAAACCTAAATTGCTTATTATTTTTACTGATGGGTATTTTAGAAAACCTTCTTTAGATTTAAAAATTCCTGTTATATGGCTAATTTACGATAATCCAAAGTTTACTGCCTCATTTGGTAAAGTAATTCATTACAATCCTACAGAGTAATACCTAATGTCGTCACCTTCACCGTATGTTTTAACTTCCGATCAACAAAACGCTTACGACGCTATTACTGCATTTCTTTTAAGTACAACAGATAACAAATTTGTTTTGGCCGGCTATGCAGGCACAGGCAAATCAACTCTTATGGCAAATTTGTTGGCCAATTTTGACAGCATTATGAAAACAAAAAACTTAATTGCTGGAATTGTATCTGAGCACAACAAACCAGAAATACAGTTTACCGCTACAACTAATAAAGCTTGTGAAGCGCTGTCTCTTATCATTAATCAAGAAGTTCCAACAATACATTCTTTTTTAAGTTTGCGTGTTAAAAAAAATTATTACTCAAATAAAACTAGCTTAAGTGCAACAAACGCTAAGCATTGTCCAGCAAATACAGTGTTAGTAATAGATGAAGCAAGTTATATAAGTGATGATCTTTTACATAAAATTACAGCATTGACTTCTACAACAAAAGTAATTTTTGTGGGTGATCCATCGCAACTCACTCCAGTAAGCCACGTAAGATCGCCTGCATTTAGCCAACATTGTCCGCAAGTCAAACTTAAAAAGATTATGCGACAAGCAGAAGGTAATCCTATTATTGCATTATCTACTTCTTTTAGAAATGTTGTAAATGGCGAAGATTTTTTTTCTTTTACGCCAGATCAAAAAATCATTCACCACCTTGATACTAATGCATTTGAACAAAAAATTAGTCAAGAATTTGCGCGATCAGATTGGGCACAAAAAGATTCTAAAATATTAGCATGGACAAATTCAACTGTAATTAAATATAACCAATTAGTTAGTCAACACATTAGTGGTAACGCTAATTTCCAAGCAGGAGATTACGCTATTGTTAACGAATATTTTCCTCGCAATCATATGAGAGATTTAAAAACAGGCGAATCAGTACAAATAAGCTCTATTCATTCAGGAATAGAATATGGCGTAAATGGCCATTGGATTACTACTATTGACCAGTATTCTCAATTTATGCCATTAGATTTAGACGCCAAACAAAAACGTGTTGCTGCAGCACGAAAGAATCAAGAAACTAACGTAATCGAAAACATTAATAAAACCTGGATTGACCTTCGAGCAGCTTATGCTTGCACTATTAATAAAGCGCAAGGTTCAACATACAAATCAGTTTTTATTGATTTAGATGACGTTAGCCGCTGCAGAAATCCAAATCAATTAGCGAGAATGTTGTACGTAGCTGTTAGCCGTGCAGCTGAAACAGTTTATTTTAAAGGAGACATTGTATGATTCACGAAAACATTCTCCAACGCCAGCCAGCTCATGCTATTGATCAATTAGGTTCAGTGCTTTTAGATAAGAAAGAAAAACAAAGTTACTTTTTTTCAAAAAAAATAATGCACACATGTATGCTAGATGCACTGTTTTTACCACGCATTAATTATCAAACATCCCTTTTAAACAGTATAAAAGCAGCTCATAAAGCAAAAAACATAAGCGCTAATTTTGTATACAAAGGAAAATCTTATACTTCTTTAAATGACTCAAGCATTTCAAAACAACTAGACAAAACACTTCATTCTGAAATGGATGAGTATTTAGCAGAATTAAAAAGAGAAAATAAAGCTGAAGTAACTAAAGTTTCTAATTACTTAACTTCTGTATTAAGCAGAGCTACAACACAAAAAGAACTAGATATTTTAATTCCTGAAATGTTGTTAAAAAAAATTAAAGAATTTAAATTTTATGCTTTGACGCATCTTTGCTATCCCGATCAAGATATGGACGATAGTGAAAAAAATTTAAATGCTTTTATAGAAAAAAACCATTCTTCTATATTGTTAATTAAAAAAATATTAACTGAAAATCTTTTTTACACTTCATAAAGTGAGTAAACAATGCGGCACATTATTTACACCCAATCTGACACTTACCCTACGGCAGTATTAATCAAAGAAAGCGCATTTAATACTAATACAATCAACAAAACTTACATTAACCCTTTAATTGAACTTGGTTTGCAAGAAGACAATATTATTGTTTATTCACTCAAATATGACAAAAACAACAAAGCTTCTGCTGCACTTATGAAAGAATATTTAGTTGAAGAACTTTTACCATCTATGGCAGAAATAGGTGTAAAAAACATTTTATGTACTGATGCCAATTACTTTAAAGCTTTAACCAAAAATGCTAAAACAGAACCGTGCTTAGGTTATAAATACCCATGCAAAATCAAAGATTATGAAAACTTTACTATTGTATTAGGCATTAACTATAAAACTATTTTATTTAATCCTGCAAACCAATCTAAAATGGATTTAACTCTTAATACTTTTTATAAAGTAATTAAAGGCAGTTACTCAGAACCTGGCAAAAACGTAATACATTCAGCTGAATACCCTAAAACTGTTACAGAAATAAAAACAGCTTTACATGCTTTAGCTGACTTTCCAGAATTAGCGTGCGACATTGAAACCTTTTCGTTGAAACACGATAAAGCAGGCATTGCCACTATCACTTTTTGCTGGTCAGAACACGAAGGCATTGCTTTTGCATGTGATTACCAAGAGCTGCCTGAGCCAGTAGACGGAATGCACGGACAATACCTTCCTAACCCAGAAGTAAGAGCACTTATTAAAGCATTCCTTATTTCTTACACAGGTAGATTGCGTTGGCACAATTGTTCTTTTGACTTAAAAATTTGTATAGCAACTTTGTGGATGAAAAATTTAAGCGATACTGCAGGATTATTAGAAGGCTTACATATTGTTACAAAATCGTTTGACGATACTAAAGTCATTGCGTATTTAGCCACTAACAGCACTGCAGGCAATCATTTGTCTCTTAAAGAACTCGCACATGAGTTTGCAGGTGATTGGGGTATGGGAGACAACATTACTGATGTTTGCCGTATTCCTTTGCCTAAGTTATTGAAATATAACGTAATTGACGGTTTATGTACTAATTACGTCTATAACAAATTTTACCCCAAAATGGTAAAAGATCAGCAGCTTGATTTGTACACTAAATTGTTTATGCCTAGTCAGAAAACCATTATTCAAATGGAGCTGACGGGTATGCCACTGAACCCTGTACGTGTACCGGAAGTTAAAACAGAACTATTAGCAATAGAAAATACAAACTTAGATGCGTTAAACACACCTTTTATAAAAAACTTTAATAAACGTTTGCAAAAAGACGCAATGATTGCAGCAAATGCTAAATTAAAAGTTAAACAACACCCTATTACAGCGTTTGAACACCATGTTTTTAACCCCAACAGTCCGCCGCAATTGCAAAAATTGCTTTATGAGGCTATGGAACTGCCCGTAATAGATCTTACTAAGACTAAACAACCAGCTACAGGAGCTAAAACGCTTAACAAGCTAATAAACCACACAACTAATGTTGCGTACAAAGAAATATTAACTGCTTTAATCAATTTAGCTCAAGTATCAAAGATACTTACCACGTTTATTCCTATTTTTGAAAAAGGCATTAGCCATGGCACAGAAATTGTTTACATTCATGGCAATTTTAATTTAGGTGGCACAGTATCTGGCCGATTAAGCTCGTCAGGGCCTAATTTACAAAACATGCCTTCAGGTTCAAAGTACGGTAAGCTTATTAAAAGCTGCTTTATAGCGCCTAAAGGCTTTGTAATGGCAGGTGCAGATTTTAATTCTTTAGAAGATTACATATCTGCACTTACTACTAGAGATCCTAACAAGCTAAAAGTCTACACCGAAGGATATGACGGCCATTGTCTTAGGGCTTTCAGTTACTTTCCTGACCGGCTACCTGGCATTGTTGACACAGTAGCGTCTATTAATTCTATTGCTAAAAAATTCCCTGAAGTCCGCCAAGACAGTAAAGCGCCTACATTTGCCCTAACGTACCAAGGCATGTGGATAACGTTAATGAACAGGCTAGGTTGGACAAAAGAGAAATCTAAAAGCGTTGAAGCGCGTTTTAAAGATTTATACGCCGCCTCAATAGAATGGGTAAATCAAAAATTAATTCAAGCAAGCACCGATGGTTATGTCACCGTTGCCTTTGGGTTGCGCGTACGCACGCCCCTGCTAGGCCAAACGCTTAGAGGCCGTAACAATACGCCTTTTATAGCAGAAGCCGAAGGAAGGACCGCAGGTAACGCCCTAGGCCAAAGTTATGGTTTGTTAAACAACCGTGCATGTAATGAATTTATGCAAAAAGTCTGGGCATCTCCGTATGCTACCGATATTTTGCCCATTGCTATGATTCATGACGCTATTTACTTAGTGATTAAAGACGACATTTCCGTCGTTCACTGGGTAAACAAAGAGTTAATTAAATCCATGCAATGGCAAGATTTGCCTGAACTTCACCATGACACTGTCAAACTAGGCGCTGAATTGTCTATTTTTCACCCTACTTGGGCAGATGAAGTAGTGTTGCCTAATTACGCGTCTACTCAACAAATACTTAATACAGTCAATTTACACAAGGAAGCTATATGTCTAAAAGCGAAATGAGTAAAACCCAACGTGAAGCTTTTTTAAAATTTGTTGAAGGTAAAGATTTGAGTGATCCTAAAGTTATTGCAAAAACAACATTTTTTGCTGCTCACATGCTAAAAATTACAGAGTCTCAATTAAGAAAAGCATTTTTAAACACCACAAAAGAGCAAAAACCTAATGAGTAAATATTAATCACAAATTTTGTACAAATATTACCTAAGTCCTTGATTTTGAACGTCTTTTATGTATACTCTGCAAACAAGTACAGCCATTTCTGTACTTGTTTGTTGAACTACATAGGAGTGTTTATGGCTACTGCCATTGTTCCAAAAAGTGAAGCAAGAAAAAGTAGTAATATCATCCACGGTTTTGGTGAAGTGCCTTCCGTACTAACTGAAACAGGCCAAATAGCTTGGGGATTGCCAGGGAACACAATAACTTTTTGTGAAAAAGAAGCATTTTATGCCGCCCAGTGCCTTGATCAAACTATTCGTGCTCTGATGCGATCTTCTACTAGAACGCTTATTTAATTGAATTAATAGCGTTTTTTATGAGTTTTAACTAAGTCCACTAAAAAACGCTATTTTATATAACTAAACATTTTTAACTGTTTATTGTTTACCTCTATCTTTTTTACACTCCATACGCATAATTGAGTTTCATTATCTATGGACTAATAGGGAGGTTCCCAATGGCTCTAATGAATTTTGTTTCTCCGCACCCCTTTACTGTACTTAAACGGAAAGTTAAGCAATCTGCTAAACAATTTAGATACAGTAATGACAATTCAGAAAGCTTATTTCATCCTGATGCAGGATTTGCTTATGGCTACGCTATTGAAAAAGTAGAAGCCGCTTTAAATGCTTACGAAGAAACGCTTGATTCTTCATACGTTAAAGAAGATGAAGAACCTTTGACCACGCGTCAGTATTTAATAAAAGAAGCTGAATTATTAAAACAAGTTCATCCTTCAAAAGATGTTAGATCTTTTTCAGACGATGTATTGCAGTATTTATTAAGTCTGCCTGAAGAAAAAATAAACTTGCCCCAACCTACAAAATTGGAATAGTTTAATAACAGCGTTTTAACCAATATCTTCTACAATAACGTATTTACCAGCAGCAATAGTTAACTCGCCGCTAGGTGCGGCCATTAACACATTGTAATAATACGTCCCTGCAGCAGACGAATTAGTATTTGCTGCTGAAGGTGCAAAAGCCACTTCTCCGCTTGTGCCTGGGTCTACAATTTGCCCATTTACCGAAAACGCAGGTACTGTACCTGCTTCTAAATTACTCGCCACTGTCATTACAAAGGTATGATCCGATGTAATATTAAGTGGCGTTTGTTTAGTATTGTCTGACCAAAGCCTAAATGAATCTGGGTACGTATCACCTTTGTAACGCACTAACGTTTGTTTACTGAACCCTTTTTTAATGTAACTTGCTGTCATGTTAAATTTCCTATTTTTAAATTAAATTATTTACCCTATTCGCCTTAGTGAAACGTAAGACCAAGTTGTAGAAGCGCCAGTAGTGCTGCTATGAGCAAGTAACTGCACATAACCAGTAGTGCTTTTTGCTATAAAAGTGTCATCAACGAGAAGTTCGGAAAACGCAGCAGAGCCTTGATAATGAAAATTATTGCCAGCAGTCGATCCAATTAACACTAAGGCATTACCAGTAACATCTTCCTCACAAACAGCGATAATTCTGTACAAGCCACCTTCTACTAAAGTTACCTGTTGGTACGCCCTTCCATAAATACCTGTGTTTGTTACTCTCAACCCTAAAAAGGTTGAATCGTAATCTAAAGTTGCATTCGCATTTGCTGTCCAGCTACTTATATCTTCAGCAAAAACACCGCTTACTCTGTTTAAAGACCTAAAGCCACCATTAGTGATCAACTCATCGCTAAAATGCGGGCTAACATAAAAATCTTTTTTCTTGCCAGAAATTCTATTATTCCGCAGAGCCTTTGAAACTGATCTTGTCAGGTCAAATGTTATTTGAGGAGGGTTATAATTTGCTGTTGGCTCAAAATTAGTTTTCCAATCCGCAGCAGTTATAGTTGAATCGGTTTGATACGCAATACTTGCAAAAGTGCTTGGACTGTTTAACAAGTTGATATTTTCATATGTGTTATTTAAAAACCAAGCTGAACGCCCTAAATCATCAGAGCCGCCATTTTTATGTTGTATACCTGTTCCTGAATTAAAAGAATACATTCTTGTTTCATTCGCGCTTAACTGCTGTTGAATAATAAAATTATTGTTTTTAACAATCATTCCATCAGATGATTCACCGCCTTCTTGCGCTGTTTTAATTGCGTAACTGCCTTCTCCATCAGCAAAATTAAACTCAAATTCATTTTCCTCTACTAACGCACTCTTAGAATGTTGAAATGTTACACAGTAAGCACTTGATCCACTAGGATGACTTATTCCTAAAAATTTATTATTTGTAACCATTGCGCCAGCAGGTGTACGATAAAATCTTATTGCCACAGCAGCATTGTTAAAAACATTGTTATAAATATCACAAAGTTGATAATCAGCTTTTACCCCATACGCAGAAGTACTTGGCGCTGAATCTGCGTAAGTTAATATGTTATTCTTAATTCTAACTGTTTTTTCTGTTAAAAGACTGCTGTCAGAAGCCTTAGTGAATATGCAAACACCTCTTTTTGCATTAGTGTAGAAAGAGTTGCCATCAATTATCGCATTTAAAAATAGTTTTTCAGGCCGAGAAACTACATTGTAAATCATACTAATATCTTGATTCTCATCTGCACCAGAATATTTTTTTAAAGAAAACTTATTCCCAAGAAATTTTGTGCTAGTGAGATTGAGCGCACTAATTACAGATACCCCTCCACTTAGAGCACCATGCCTGACAGAAATTTTGTTGTTACTAAAAACCAAATTAGAATCATCATCTACTGTTGCTGAAGAACTTAATCCTACAACATAATCGAGAGTCATATTTTCTGGTACTGTTTCTGAAGGGTCAGCAAACTCTACATTGAAGTCACAATTTTGTATTGTAAAATCGTTTTTTACAAAAGAATTGTAAATTGCAGCAGAATTTTTTGAATAAAAAACACAATTATCAAAAACATAACGTAAAACAGTATCTCCAAAATTAAAACCTGCAACATTTTCTTGGAAAGGCAAAGGGTTGCCACCATCAGTTTGTGCGTCAGGATAATCCCAATCGAATACACAATTTTTAAAACCTATTTTAAATGTATTTGTCCTTGTTCCTTGACTGAAAAACAAAGGTTTATAGCCATTGCGATTCTGGCCTTCTGTGTAGGTTATTTTTATACCGTCTAATAAATCAACATCAGAAATGCTGTTATTCAAAGAACTCCATGCAATCAAAGTCTCTTTATATTCACCGCTTGAGTTTGTTATATTACTTGGTTTGAAAATTACATCGCCAGAAGTTTGAGGAGCTTTTTTTAGCCTAATAACTCTATTTGATAAATTACAAATAACTTCATTTTCTGTGCCACGCTCAAGCTCTGAACTATAAGTGCCAGCAAAAAAGTAAAGCGTATCACCTGTACCAGCGCCAAGCGTTTCTATGACATAAGAAACAGTACGTGCTGGAGATTCAGCAGTACCTCTGTCAGTCCCATTTTGGCCATCTTTAGCAATGTAATAATCAGTCATTATCCACCTATCGTTTCTTCAAGAATTAGCTTAGTTGTCGTAACTGCAGTTGCATCTGCATTTGCAGCATCAGTGCTAAATTTAAAATAGGTACATAAAGCTATTTCTTTTATTGTACTGCTCACAAAAGTTTCGATAAGAACATAATTGTCATTATCAAGACTACCAAAAAGATGAACATCACTGTCTCCGTAAACAACTTGTATTATTCCTGTTGAGCCGGCGCGTCTAAAATCTGTTTTAAAAACGTTTCCTGGGGTTAATTCTGACATTTTAATTTCCTCGTTCTAATTTAGTTGTGTAATCTGCCCAACCTAATGAGCTATTTTGTCTAGACCAATCAGTTATTAAATCATGTCCTAATGCATGAATTGAGTCGTAATACATATCAAGCTGACTTCCTGTTTTACATTTTGAATGGACAATTTTCATGCCTTTATCAATAGAAGCATTAAAAAGTAAATCTAAAAAAGAAAGTTCACGCATAAATTTTTTGTCGCCTGCTGCACTATTTCTTATTAATGCTAATTCAGCGTTATATTGACCTGTTTCAGCATTTATTAATTTAAAACAGGAGTAAAAAACAATTTTTTCATCCACTGAAATAATAATTTGGCGGTAATTATCAGAAGCTTCTGCTTTTGAAATGACCCCTTTAAATACATTTATCCATTTGTTAATAATTTCTGTTTCATCAAGTACAGATTCTAGGTTGTAGACTACTGCTAGCAGATCTTCTTTCATATCAATGATAAAATCATTAACGCTTACAGAAAGCGGTGACTCAATTAGTTTAATTATCATGGCGTCACCGTTATTTTGATTTTATTTCCCTCTAATAAAAGTCCTCTTACTTGTCTTAAATTAGAAGGATTACTATTAGTTAATTCGTTAAAAGAGCTTCCAACGTTATACGGTACGCAAAATCTTGTGTCATCGACAATACCATTTTCATCAACAGTACCAGATACTCCATCGTAATCAGGAGCTGTTTGAGTGGAACTCATTCCAAACTTACTGTGAGACTTTGTAATGTCAACAACACGCACATCATTATTAGGATTATTGTTTGCTACTCCATTTGCGTCATATATTGGATCAATATATTCACCTTGTATTCGCATTGAAGTAAAAAAACCGAAAGGTGCGTCAGTATAAGATAACTCTAGCCCAACAGTTTGATGGTCAAGAAACATTTTAAAACCTGTTTCCGATGCACTGAGTAAAGTTAATGTGTTCATCATAGAAACAAGTCTTACCGGTTGGCTAACTACTGAAGATGTTTCCCACAACAAATCCGAATTAGTTATGATAGTACCTTGTGGATATGGCTCTTGTGGTACTCCTAGACCTCCTCCCAGCACTGGAACGTTTGTGAAATAAAAATTAAATCCCGACATAACTTGGCCATTTTTATTTACCCAAAGGGTATTCTCAACCGAGTAAATCATTTCAGGCGTAAAGATTAAATCACTAGCGTGATCACTTAATTCAGTAAATATTGGAGTAACGTAATCAATTGCAGGTTTAACTGCGTATTCAATATCTAGTTTAGAATCTGGCAACATTTATAAAACCCAATTATTTAAATAGCTACGCCGCATTTGCCAGAAGCAGTGGGATACCATTTTTTACGTTGTTGTTCAAAAACATCACGTTTTTCATCGTTAGTTAACGCAGCTTCTTTAATAGCTAATTCGCAATAAGCGCCTTCAAATATACGATCACTGCCATAACTTTCAGTGTTATATCCCGTACTTAAACGATTACGCAATGCTGTAGTAAGATTCAACGTATCGCTGACCTTAAATCCATTAACCCAAAGCTCGCTAGTTGATGTATCACCTGCGTGCCATTCCAATAAATAAGTGCACGCTTGCCCTATTACAATTTCAGTTTCATGCTTAGTTGAGCCAAATATAGAAGTACCTGCTCCCATTGCAACACTGTTCCAACCACCTGCCCCGTCAATCATTAAAAGATTAGCCCCTGCAGAATTACTTAAAATACTCGCGTCATCGTAATTAGGCACACCAGGCCACGGAGTAAAATCCAAAACACAGGTGACAATTACAGTAATAGTTCCTGCAGCAGGTAAACTATCAGCAAAACTGATCCAATCTCCTTGCGTTACATCTGCAACACTGGATCTGTACGGATTATTGCGTAACTGTACAGCCCGCTTTCTATTAATCCGCCTATTACCCCAAGTAGGAGATCCACCAATACTTTCTAAATCTGTTTGAGTAATTTGGTTTTTAATGCTTAATAACAAATTAGTATGATCAACTTCACACGCATCCGGTAAACTAAAATCAAACCAACTTTGTAGTCCTAAATCACTTAATTTAGTAATTGCCATAATTTTTCTCGTAATCAAAAGCAAATAGTCGTAACAAGAAATTAATCATCACTCGAAAGTAACTACGACGTTTAACAGTTGGGTCTTTTTTACAAGTGGAGTCAACGCTGTAATAAAATCTTCTGGAAACGGTACGTCAACGTAAACTAATTCAGACCATTCTGACATTTGGTTTTGTACATCAAAAGTTCTAATAGCCACAGCTACAGAAGCTTTACCATCATCAATAACATCTGCTTTAGAAACTTTAATAGCGCCTTGAATAACAGCTGACGTATCATTAGGCGCTACATCCCAACATTGTCCACAAGTAGCTACATTTTTGCTGGGTATTGTGTCGACTCCACTAGCTTGAACACCCACTATTTGATATTTGCTAATATCTTGGGCAGCTAATGCGCTTCCATCTTCTCTATTAACAGGTGTAACCCAACTAGTTTGTATTTTTATAGAGCAAGTTAGTGATTCAACGTCGCAAACCGGTGCGCTTAGCGTTTTCGGACTCAAACTTGCACATAGCAGAGCTATGATAGGTCCTACGCATAGCCAACTCTTTATTTTGTTTAATTTCATCTATTTGCTCCGCTATTGATTTATTTCGTTTAGCAATAACTATTGCTAATTCTTCTGGCGTGCTTCGCACATTATTAGCTTTCAAGATTGTTGTTCTTTCCATCGCTGCGCAAAAAATCCCCATGTTTGCGTTGTGCAAAACCTTCTAAATTTCCCACTCTTTGAGAAAGTGTAACAATGCTCTGCATTGCTTCTCGGTGCTGCTCTTCACAGCTACCTAACTTTCTCTCAGTGTGGGCAATTCGATCTTGCAAACTAGCTTGATTATTTTTCCATAGCGCAACCATGCCAGCCGCTAAAGCCATCACTATCGCGCTGGCTGCTTCAAACAAATAATTTTCCATGCGTTTAATCATCTTTGTTTGAAGCATTACGGAAGTTCTGACCAACAAGATTAATCAGCATTCGGACACCAGGTATGGCTTTTTGTACCTTTAATGGGACATAAGCCGCTAGTGCTGCACCGCCGCCCATAGTCGATAAAATGCCCATAAATAAATCTAAATAATCCCAACGATGTAACGTACCCGTAGTTTCTAAACTTTGGCCAAAAGCAGCTACAGGAGCTGTAACTAATACTGCAATCAATAACATTTTCATAAGTAATTCCTTAGTAAACTTAATAATTAAGCATCGCCTTATAGCTATGCTTACACGGTAGATGAGATCACCTCCTCGACTTACATAATGGATCTGATTAATAGCCTGATTTTCTAGGTGACGGTTTTTTAACAGAAGGTTTGCTGCTAGAATTTTTAGCTGCTCGCTGCCCACGTTTTGGCTTAGATCTTGGTTTATTCATAAAATAAGTTTCCTGTTACAACGACTTTGATAGCGCGTTACAGAGACTGTAATTCATCAATTTTTATTTTTCTGAAGAAATTTTTCTTTTGTCTATTTAATTTATATTTGGAGCCAAAATATGCAGTTAGACCACGATATTATTGAACGCTGTTTAACAAAAGAGCCTATTAAGGCAAAAGATTTAGCTACTAAAATAGCAAAAGAACATTTTAAAGTGTTTGGAGAAGCGGCTATCAACTTAGGCCCTCATGCTATTTACACGGCATTGCACCGATTAAGCATTCGTGGCTACCTACATAAAAGCAAATGCTCTATTGAGCGTTGCGTTTATTTTGCGTATAAACTACCTTTTTCAACAGAATCTGCTTCAGAACGGTCTAAACAAGCAATTCAAACTCCTGAAGCGTTTACAGCTCTACGATGTATGCCTGGGACAGCTGCAGGACACGCACGACTGCCGTACGCATCTGAGCTACACGATCCATCAACTATTTATCCCAAGACGCTACACGCCGCTTTTCAGCGTAATACGCGTACTCACAATGATCTTCACCCAACAGAAAATCAATCACTTTCCGGAATGCCCCCCAAAAGAGCTGATGACGTAGACGATAGGCTCTGGAACTGGTAGCTTCATCAGGATTACCTCCTAAAAAAACGTTTAATCCCTGCGTTAACCAAATTAAAATATTCCAAAAATACTGCTTCATAGTGACCAAGTGCTCCCGTTAAATAGTGTTGCGTCATCCGCAACAGGTAATGTTGCTTTTAAGCTGGCTGCGTACACATGTAAATTAAGTGATCTTGTCCCTCTGGCTACTAAAATAGCGTCATACAGCTCTTGTAGCTCTGCTTTTGTTAACGGCAATACAGTATTGTCAGATAAAGTCCAATCTAACGTAGTAATGTTCAGTGAATCCCACAAAAACAATGCATTACTCATACGAGAATCTGCCTTTTCGTCACAATCTACAGTGACTGTGCCTAAACTAAACGTGACTTCTACTGGCAAAATTTCTTTAACGTCACGAATAGTATTAATACTGTCTCGTTGTGCACGGTTTTTATCGTTATGTAGAGCTAATTTCATAGTGCTTGTACCGTTAAAATGGTGTCTTTAAAATGAATATTAGTAAGATTAAGCAGGTAAGTACCTGCTAAATCTACAGAAAATTCCACAACACCACTATTTTTAATAACATTACCTGATGCGTCTAAAGTAGGATTTGCAATTTCAGATTGCCCGTTCACTGTTAATTTTGTTTCTAAAGGCAATTCAGAAATTATAAGAGTGTCTATTCCATCTGCAGCAATAGTTATATTGCCTGAAGCATCAGAAACAACATTTACCGTGTAGCTAATTAATGGTTTATTTATTAAACGGTCTAAATTAACGTCAAATATTTGATTGTTTATATCAACTATTCCTTTTTTAACTTTACGGCCAGTAGTTGCTTGTCTATTTGCAACTGCAGCTGTCCCGTGTAACTTCATAACAATTAAGCCAGTTGTTTCTTGATAAACATAATAATGATCCATTATTTTTTTGTCTCCAAACACAAAGCATTCAAAGTAATGTTAAATTCAAAGCCAGCATTTACGCGCCTGCTAGTCCCAAAAAGCCCTACTTTTATTCTAATTTCATCTGCGTAAAGGTGGCCATTTTCCAAAGATTTCCATTGATTTAAATCTGGAGTAAAATTAAATAGTTTTGTTGATTCACCAAAATGCTCTCTAGAAATTCTGTACGGAGAATAATCATGTAAATTAACGTACCCTTGCATTTGTCCTAAATAGTTATTAATTGTTGGTGCTACAGGATGTTCGTAACTTACAGACATACCTAGATTTAATCCTCCAGAAGCCTGTGTGCCTTTAATATCCGTAAAATTTTGAGAAACCCCTTCAGTTAAAGTTCGACTCAAGAAAAAACTTATTGGCGCTCCTGTTACAGGCAGTATAAAGTCCATTAACCATCCACCACCATTAAACAAATAATCAATGGAATTAGGCGTAGTCAATGCACCTCTTGTTAACGTTACTTGAGGCATAGTAACTAAAGTTGGTACTACAACAGCTTGGTTAGCAATTTGTAAAGTATCTACACTTAAATTACTAATGTACGTTTGTTTGTTTGCGGCAGTTAATTTTAATGCCAAAGGCGGTCTATACTCCACAGGATAAAGATTACCTGCGGCATCATAAGACGCGTTAATATTTAACTCAGTTAAACTTAAATTTTTAATTGCCATTCTTTGCATCCAGCCGTCAGCATCTACTTGGTAGCTTTCTACAGTCGGATTAGGCACGATTACTCGAATACGCCCACGCGTGGATCGAGGATAATCAGCAGACCATGAATAAGGCCCTAGTGTTACTCTGTTCCAAACCCCGCTACTGTTACTAGCAGAAGTAGATTCCCATGTGTCGGCACCAGATGCATAACTTGCGGTATCAACCGTTCTATCTAAACCTGCCTCCAAAAAAAGCCTAAGTTTTGATCCTCGTGTATCAAATTTATTTCCATACACTTCAGTAGCAGACGAACCACCATTACTTTCCCAAATATCAAAACTAATTAAATATTCTTTTTTTGAATCAAAAAGAATGTCTAATTGATCTACCTCTCCAAAATAAGCTTGGCTCTGTCCTGTAGATCTTTTGCCTATTAACCACGCTTCTGATGGCGTTGGTGGAACAACACTGTTATCCAGTAATTTTTCAAAAACTAACCGACTTTTAACGCCAGGCACAAACGTCATGCTTACTTCAAAACCTTGATCACTACCACCTTGTGGGTAGCCGCCCTCAGAAGATGCACTCCCTCTATTAGCACCGCTTAGTGCTTTCCACGTTCCTGTAGCCGGAGCATTGTTGTAATTGACTATAAATTCTGTGACGGCTCCTGAACCGCCTTGAAAATCAGTAGGACTAATATTTAAATCTGTTGATGGCGCATCGACACCATTAGTAACGGCTGATTCAGACGTCCACGGAGGAACCCAATAATTAATTGGATTCCCATTACTATCATAACCGTAACCTCCATCAACAAGCGTTACGTCCCACGTATCAATATTATCTGTCGGCAGTATTCCAAATAAAATTTCATAATTATTAAAATTATCGTCAGCTATGGCATCAGTTAGTCGAGCCGGTAACAAATTAGGAATTAATGCGCTTGTGCCATCAACGCCAACGTTACCTTGAGGCGCAAAATGTACATCGGTAAACACTTTAATGTTTGCAGCAGACAACTGAGTAGTGTTTTTATAGCCAATACTGGAATCAAAATGAAATTTCTTTCCAGGCCCTACTTCAACAGTACGCATGACTACGCCATTATGTAAATAACGTACTTTATCGTTGTCATACGTAATAGAAAATACGTCGTTAACGCTGTAATAAGGTATAGCTGGAACTAAACTTTGCCAAACACCACTTTCATAAGCTGATAGATTTCCTTGTGAACGAATATTCCAAGCAAAATCTAATGTTGCGTACCCACTGTTAGTAACATCAGAAGTTTCATTTAAAGCCACCATATACGCTACATCGGTAGTTAATGTTTTAAATGTTAAATAACAACCACCTTCGTAAGAATTAGTAGAGTGAACAGATGAGTTCCAAGATGTAGACGTTGAAATTTTATTGACTGCTCCAGTTGCATCCATTTCAGCATTAATAAAATTTAAATCTAAGCCACCGCCTCTTAGTCCATCAACTCCATCTTCGCCATCTTCGCCATCGGTTCCTTCAAATTTAACAAATATAGAATTTGATAAATTAAGATCATTAATTGATATAGGCGCACTGCCCGTCCATTCGTAAAAAGTTACATATTGATGTTCAAACGGAATAAACGATAAGTTAGAATTTTCTGTACTGGAAGTTCCGTCTATTGAATAAACAGGTTTTACACCTGAGTTTGTTGGCGTAGATCCATCTTCTCCAATAAATCTTACAAAGCCACTGGCAGGTATCTCGCCTATTAATGGAACGCTGCCGGTGTATTCATGATACTTAACAAATTGTCGCGTGCCTTGTGTAAAACTTTTATCAGTTCCGGATGAATAACTAGCATAAACAACTTTTACGCCTGTACCATCTGTACCATCTTCTCCTCTAATTTTTGCCCAAGTGTAATTTGATGGATTAGCAGAATCTGTTATTACGGTATCAGTGTAACTACCAATGTAAGTAGCGCCTGCAGGATCTTGACTAAAGTTAGTACCTGTAGCACTTGTTCCATAAGCTAAATGTAAATAAGCGTTAGTTCCATCATCACCATCATCGTATTCAACACCTTTTTCAGGCACAAATTTAGTAGCTGCACCATATGTATACACTGAAGCATTTCCAGCTTTTGTGCCGGATCTTACGTATAAATCTCCAACAGCAAATTCATCGTGCCAATTATTTGACCCATTGAGACTGTACTCCAATTTAATCGACGTGCCGTTAATACCATCAGCAGCAATATGAAATACATGTATTTCTTTAATTGCGCCGCCATCACCATTGCTTGACCAAATACTAATTTCATTAGAGCCAGCAATTAAGTTAGTTGCTGTAAAAGAATACATTTGTGTAGCATTATTAGGGCCGAGCATTGTGCCCAATTGAGTACCATTCAATCCTACAATAGCACCGCTTTCTGCATCAAAAGCTAAAACTTTTATTAAACATTTTCCACTTTCTGTTGAAGTAAAAGTATATTTATCTCCGCCAGCATAATCTGTGTTTGTAGGCCAAGTGTTATTACCTCTCCAAGTAAATATAGACGGATCAACAGCGTTAAAATAATCAACGCCTAATTGCGGAGTAGTTCCATCAGTGCCTGAAAATTTTACGTAAGTTAAACCATCAGGAATATCATCATTATTAGCAATACGGGTTTCTGTCCATTCATACAGATTGACGTACTCTAGCCCAGCAAGAAACGTTATTGATTTGTTAAAACCATTTGCATTTTCAGCAAAAAAAGTTTGCACTCCTGAGTTAGTAGGTGTGCTGCCATCTTCTCCAATGTATCTTACAAACCCACTACTAAATACATCATCATCATCTAGTGAAGGCGCAGTGCCCGTATATTCATGGTATTTTACAAATTTAAGATTGTCAGCAGCAGTAAACGATGCATTAGCACCGTTTTCAGAAGAAGCATATGCTATGGCTATTTGAGCACTAGATCCATCAGACCCATCAGAAATGTCAATAGATCCGTTAGAGTCATTAAATGTTATGGTTGTTACGCCGTTACTAGTGCTAGTGTTTGCAATAGATACGCTACTGCCAGGATTACCTTGAACACCTGCTTTTGATTTAGTAATTGTTTGAGTTTTTGTAGTCTCAAACGCTACGCCAGATAAATTTTTGCCAGTAATTGTGTATTCAACAGTAGCAACATCTGCTGTCATAGCACTAAAGTCAGCGACTCTAGCGGCTCTAGGTCCTGTTTGGCTTATAGCATTTATTGTTATTCCTGTTGCAGCAGCAACAATAGTGTAATGCCCAGTAGTTGTACCAACTGCATCGTAATCTAATTGTTCTGCGCCGTCATACACTCGAATAATTGTACCTGATCCCAAGTAATCACTAGAATCTACACTGCCTGCAGCATTAGCAGGCACTGTATGTACTTCGTTGCTTAAAACAATTGTTAAAGCATTATCGCCTGGATTACCATCATCACCTGGCGCACCGTCAGTGCCATCAGTTCTTTGCGCGTAAATAACAGGAGACGACCACGTAGTAGTAACCGCAGAATCTGTGCTAGCGCCACTAAATAATCCTACTGAAGCATAAATAATTTCATTATTTGCAGAAATTGCAGGAATAGAAGTACTCCAACCACTAGGAGCAGTAAGTGTACTATTAGTAAAATTATATGATCCAGTAGTAGGCGTATTAGCAGTAACAGCTTTTTTAAAGATAGTAATTTCTGCAAAAACACTACCATCAACTTGATACGGCGTTTCCCACACATAGTCATTGCTATCTACAGCAGTTGTGCCTTTGCTTGCCCAAAGAAAGCCAGCTGAATTTGATGGAGAATCTGCCCAATCAGTTGGTATGGATGAAGAAGTTTCTGGCGTACTAGGTGCAGTAGCAGCTCTTTGAAAAATTATATTAACGCTAGCGCCGTTAAGTCCGCTATTACCTACTTCGCCTTTAAAACCTTTTCTTAAAATGTCCTGAATTGACGGCGTATCGTCAACCATTGCATCTACACGTGGTTGCCAAAACCAAACTTCATCTGCAACATCACGTGCATTATAATATTGATAAGCCCTGCAGTTACTTTCAAGAGCAGTGTCTAACCATTTAAAAGTTTTAAATCCGGTAACACCAGCTACTTTTTGTCCGCTAGCTACATGGTACATTTCTGTAGTTAAATGCGGTGTACCTACAGTGTCACTAGGAAAAACGTAACCAACAATTAAATACCATTCATCATTTGTAGGTAAAGTTTCTCCTGTCCAAAAATACGGATTAGTTGTCCCATCAGTTGCAGTGTTTGGCGCTATTTCTATTATGCAATCACTAGCTGAGCTGCTATATCCGTGCGTTCCCCAATATTTTCCGCCATCTAAATCAGTATCTTGTTTTATAAATATTGAATATCTATACAGCTTAGTATGATCTATAGCAAACCTAGCAGAATTAAATCCTCCGTCAGCATCATTGTCTGTTAAATCTAAAGGTGCAGTGTCTCCGTGAGTGTGTCCATTAATAGCTTTCCAAATTACAGATTTTCCGCCAAAAGCGTCAATATCTATTTCTCTTACATCTGCGCCATCATTAGTGTTTTCACTAGTGTTCCAAAAATCTATAGCACCTGAGCCTGCTGTAAACGGTTTGTACTGCGCAGTTAAATCAGTTTTAGTAAACGGGTTATCCCCCGTTTCTCCTGTTACGCCAGGTTTAACGCCAAAAATAGTATATGTGTCAGTGTCTAAGATTTCTGTATCACTATCTTCTGTCAGCTCAACAGTAATAACGTCAGGTAGAGCAGCATACGTAGTAGGCGGCGTGTACGTATAAGTAGCTGAAGTGCTTTTAGCTTGTGCTTCAATACCATTAACTTTAAACGTGTATTTAGCCGTACCTTCTGTGTTAACTGAAGTAGCCGTTACTACAAAATTTGCACTAGGAGATGGCGTATTACCTTCTGAATCATAAGCAATTGCTTGTGTTGGCGCAGACAAAGACACGCTTCTTGCGTTGCTTACTGCACCGTCTGTACCGTCATTAATAACTATTGTGCTGCCATCACTAAACGTGACAGTTGTTACGCCATCAACGCTTACAGTGCTACTAATAGATATGCCTGGATCACCTTTTTTACTAAAAATATCCCAGTAAGTATTAGCAGTGCCATCACCACTTGGCGTTGTATTAGCTGCAGCTTCAGCTACATGATTTAAAATACAAATATATACTTCGCTTTCGTAAGTGACCATGTCGCCAACTACATAATCTGCTGTAGTCAGGTATAAGCCACGAAAAAAATTACGTGTAGCGTCATTAGCTGGCTTGCCTGTACCTCCAATATCACTCCAAGCTTGTGCAGAGTTAGCAATAGCGTCTGAAGGATCACCGGCTTGAAGTATTGTTGTACCGTCAGAAGCATAAATAGTTATTGCTGCTGCTTCGATGCTGCCTGAACGATCTATCTTCCAGCCAGTAAATTGACTACCTGGGTCATTATTGTAATCTACAGATTGAATAGACTTAATAACAGCTTCATTAATATAAGTTATGCCGCTGTCGACTATAAAAGGATTAACACTATTTGGATTAGTAGCTGAATTGTACGTATCAGAGTCTCTAATAACAAAACGATTAGCATCAACAATAAACTGAGATACTGCGCCAGTTACATTGCCGTTAACATCATAAACAGCTTCGCTAGATAGCCCAAATCCCGTCATAGCGCCGTTATTATCAATCTTTACGTAATACTCTCCACTAATACCATCAGCTACTTCAGACAATATTTCAATAGAAGCAGTATTGTCACCTAAAGTAGTTTGTTGCGTAACAATAGATTGGGAAAGCGCATTGTAATCAGTCGCTCTTGTTGTAATTTCTTCTTGCCATATTGATGCTGAATATTCAGTATCTTCATTTACTTGCGCAATAAGATTAGTTAGCGTAGTTACATCAGTATCTCGATTTGTTTCATTTAATAGAATTGTGTCTTCTAAAATATCTATTTTTCCAATAGATTCTTGCAAATCTAATGCTAATTTAGACGCATTTATATCTGCACTTAATGCATCAAGAATAGATACTTTTTTTGGTTGTGCAGTAGCCCAAGCAGGTCCTTGAATTTCTCCAATATACCCATTGACTGCACGCACAGCTACCCAATAAAAATAAGTTGTAGGTAAACTTACGTCTAAAAAATCTGTTATTGAATCTGATGAAGTAATTTTAAAAGTATCAGCGTCATCGTAAATGTTAGTTGTTGACCGATATACAATAAAATGAGCAACAGTTTCTGGATTAACTGCAGGAAAATCCCAGCTTATACGAATCCCTTCAAAAACTGGCGTTGCTACTAATTGTGAAGGATTACTTGGATCTCCAGGTGAAGGGGTATTTCCAGACCCTGTTCCGCAATATAAAACCATGTGCTACCTATAAGTAAAAGTATTTGCAGTGTTATACCTAATGCAGAATTACTTTTCTTATCTTTTCTACTGGGGCCTCCGGCCCCTTCTACGCAAAAATACAAATACTATTATTTACTCACTTTTGAGGGCTTTATGACTTCTCCTATTACTCAAGATGCACACTCTTACGTGTGGGCATCAGGCATTTATTTAGAATATCCATTACCGCTTAATTTTCGAGATTGGAATCAAAAACAGATTGAGCAGTACTGTTTAGCCAATGCTTGGGCAAAATTTAAATTTGAAGACGGTAAAGCCGTTTTTGAAGTTATTACAAATCTTGCAAACAAAGATCCTAGACTACAAAAAAACGTTAACTAATTGAATATTAAGGAGTTATTATGCAACAAGAATGGATCAATTTAGCTAAATACCTTATTGACGGTGGTTACACTAAAAATCAATTTGAGTACTGGAAACGCCATGGTTCACACCCTATAACACTAGGAAAACATTATGTTTCAGGGTCTAATGGCAGCTCAGTCAACATAAGGAGCATGGATCAATGGTGGAGCGAAGGTGGCCCATATGCATCGACGAACATCGTGGAAAACCGCGAGTTAGAATCCGCAAAAACGGTAAACTTGTCTTCAACCAAACGCTCAATGTCAACATTAACACCAAGAGTGGTATCGCCAAAGCGATTAAGCTAAGAGACGAAGTTAAACACCGCCTTAAATTTGGCATTGCTTTAAATCAAGAAGAAATTACTCAAGTACATTTGTTTCATATTGCTGCGCAAGAGTACCTTGATGATTTAGGCGGTTCTTACTCTAGTCACTTAGATTACGAAAGCAGCATCAACAGTTGGTGGATGCCCGCATTTGGCAATCATTTAGCTGAAGAGATCACAACAAAAGAAATTAAAAAAGTACTAGATGCGCGTCAAGTTGCTGGACGTAAAGTGTCTCGCAAACGAAAAAAGAATGCTTTGATTCCATTACGTGGGATATTTAATCATTTAGGTATCAAGCCAAACCCTGCTGATTTTCATCTCAAAAAAAGCGATAAAGACCAAAAAACCCCTGTAGATCGCTATTTACCCGAAGAACGTAGTCGTTTGTTGTCTGCACTTAAAGATGAGCATTTAGTTTACTTTGCAATACTTCTTGGTTGTGGCCTTAGACCTGCTGGTGAGGTTTTAGCACTGCAGTGGAAAGATTACAACGGTAAGCAATTGCACGTCAGCAAGACCATTACACGGCGTCGAATCAAGTATTCAACTAAAACTTACGTATCTCGTAAAGTTGCTGTGCCTACCTGGGTACAAGAACTATTGAATGAGCACCCTACTCGTTTTAAAAACAGTTATATCTTTTTAAACAAGTTTGATAGTTTTTACTGTGATGCTGATAATTTCAATAAAGCTTGGAAGCGTGCGCATACGGTTACCGATACTGCGTATCGGATACCGTATACGTGCCGCCATACACGAGCAGCAGAGCTATTATCTATTGGAATTGCTCCTGCAGAAGCAGCAAAACAGCTAGGACACTCATTGCAGATGTTTTTAGCTACGTATTCAGAATTTATTGACGAATATTGCTCAGAACAAGATCCTTTAAGATTTGAAGGAATAGCCCCTCAAATTCAGAAAGTGTCCCAAAAGTGTCCCAAAAACAAAATTGCTTCTATTGAGTCAAAAAAAGATCACTAAAACAGGTACTTACAAGAAGATATATGGCGGACCGGACGGGACTCGAATCCGTTTTTACCCATTTCAGCACAGTACAACAAATTATAAAAACCTTTATATAACAACAGCATAGGCTTCCTGCCCTGTGTTGCAATTTGCTCAATCATTTTCAAAGTGTCCCAAAAACTGTCCCAGAATTATTGCTCTGGAGTGTAATTGTGGCTGCTTAAATTTTTTCAGAAAACTTATTAGACGCTTGTTAGTGTCTGCTTCCCACAAAAAGGAACCCTCCTATGTTTAAAGATTTTTCCCAATTATGCGAAAACAACCCCAATTGCCTTAACCAAAAAACTGACTTAACTCCTTATTGCTTTGAATGTGAATCTCAAAATTCGCCTGTTGAGCTGTGCGAACAAGATTTTCAAGACGATGCTCGCTTGCAATCCAAAATTAACGCTTGGTTTGACGACTCTGACAGCAGTTCTGTTAAACGCGCTCCTGATTTTTTAAAAGCAGCTGCCGGCCACATGGAAGATCGTGCAATTACGTACGACAACCCAGCTGGTGAACGTTCTATGGCTGCTGCAGTGGCTGCATTTAACGCAGTTACTGGTGATGGTCAAATGAGCAGTGAAGAGCGTGGCTGGCTATTTATGACCTTGTTAAAGGCTGTGCGTACCCAACAAGGCGGCTATCGAGAAGACAATTACGAAGACGGTGCTGCGTATTTTGCATTAAGTGGCGAAGCTGCTGCAGCTAATCGAGCTAAAACTACTTCTACTTTTTCTTAAGGATTTTTATGACTGCTTACACCGGCACATCTAATGTTCCCCTGTCAGTAGCTGTATTCCTAGCTACTGATCATTACGATCACGACCCTAACACTATCTCAGCAACTCGGTTATTGAAGTCAGTTAGACAAACTGTACTTTCTAATCGAGTAGCCGAAGAAGATGCCAATACTGAATTGATGAGCTTATTTAAATCTCGTATTGGCACTGCAATACATGACGGCATTGAGAAAGCCTGGTTAGGTAATTATCAAAACGCTATGCGCTTGTTAGGGCATTCAGACGAATTAATTCAACGCGTTAAAGTTAATGCTACTGATCTAGAGCCAGAAGATATTCCTATTTATATGGAACAACGCTATTACAAAGATTTTGAAGGGAAGCGTATATCAGGAAAAGTTGACTTTGTATGTAACGGCAGACTTGAAGATTTTAAGTCTACCAGTGCCTATACATGGAGTGCTGCTAATAAAGACGAAGATTATCAGCTACAAGGAAGTATTTATCGCTGGTTAGCTCCAGAAATAATTACTGATAACGTATTTGCTATTCAATTTTTATTTACCGATTGGAAACCTGCTTTTGCAGCAAGTGACCCTAAGTATCCTCCTAATCCTGTAATGGAACGCATAATTCCATTACTTTCTTTAGAAGAAACCGAACAGTACGTGCGCAAAAAACTAGCCACAATAGAAAAGTTACATCATGCCGCTGATGAAGACATTCCATTGTGTAACGACAGTGAATTGTGGCGCAAAGCACCCGTGTACAAATACTTTAAAAATCCAGCTAAAACCAATAGAAGCACTAAAAACTTTCCTAATTCAGCTGAAGCATATATGCGTCTGCATGAAGATGGCAATGTTGGCATTGTTAAAGAAGTACCTGGAAAAGTTATTGCGTGTAACTACTGCAATGCGTATTCAGTGTGCAAGCAAAAAGATTCTTACTTAGCTAATGGCTCACTTTAATTTAAGGAATTATAAATGAAAAAACGATTAAAGCCTGTAGAAGAAATGACTTTTCATCCAATACAGGAAAAGTTAGTAGACATTTTGTGCAAGAAAACTCAAAACACTAACCCATTATTTTTTCGTATATCTGTTGCATATTATTTTGCGACAGTAGCTTCAATGATGCGAGCTAGTGTTGCCACATTAGATGGCGCTGACGTTCCTATTAATATGTATACCATTAATCTTTCAACCTCTGGCAGCGGTAAAGGCGTTTCTACAAACTTTATGGAAGATAAAATTATTAATCAATTTGAGCATAATTTTCTTCAATTAACTATGCCTTTAATGGCACAACAAAACTTACCTGTTGTTGCTAATCAACGTGCTCACAAAAAAGGTACTGATCCAGACACAGAGCTGGAACGTGCTGAAAATGAATATCACGACATAGGCGATTTTGTGTATAGCTTTGATTCAGGTTCTGGCCCTGCAATTAAATCTGCAAGACATAAAGCTCTGTTAGCTGGCGTAGGCGCATTAAATTTGCAAGTTGATGAAATCGGTTCTTATTTAACTTCCAATGGTGAAGCATTTAATACATTTTTAGAATTATATGACGTAGGCAAAATTAAAGGTAAGTTGACTAAAAACAGTAGCGATAACAAACGCGTCGAAGAAATTAAAGGCTCTACTCCAACTAACATGATGTTGTTTGGTACACCTAGTCGCGTATTTAACGGTAGTAAAACTGAAGACGAATTTTTTGTAATGATTGACACAGGTTACGGTCGACGGTGTTTCTTTGGCTATTCACGCCATCACAGTAGAAACTTAAACCAGACTCCTGAAGAAATTCTTAAACAAAGAAGAAACAACACTACTACTGCTGAAATTGATGCTATTTCTACTGCTATAGGTAAATTAGCAGACCCTAGCTACGTAAACAAATCAATTTCTGTTTCAGAAGAAGTTACTTTAATGCTTATTGAGTATCAACTTGAATGTGAACAAATAGCTGATCAGTTGCCTGAACACGAAGAAATGCGAAAAGCTGAAATATCGCATAGATGGTGGAAAGTTTTAAAACTTGCTGGCGCTTATGCTTTTATTGATGACGCTCTTGAGTTAAGCGAAGATCATTTGTATTACGCAATCAAATTAGCAGAAGAATCAGGTGCTGCTTTTGCAAGTTTGTTAACACGCGACAGGCCCTACGTTAAGTTGGCTAAATACATAGCCGATGTAGATAGAAGCATTACTCAAGCTGACTTAGTTGAAGATTTGCCTTTTTATCGTGGCTCTGCAGCACAAAAAAACGAGATGATGCAATTAGCAATTGCTTACGGCTATCAAAACAATATTCTTATTAAAAAAGCATTTGTTGATAGCATTGAGTTTTTACGTGGCGAATCACTTAATGCAACTAATCTTGATGCTATTCGCCTTAGTTATAGTACAGATATAGCTAAAGGATATAGAAACGAAACAGCTCCTTTTGATCAGTTACACCTGTTAACTCAAAATCCAGGTATGCACTGGGTTAATCATCATTTAGCAAATGGTCATCGTAAAGAAGAAAACATTATATCGGGCTTTAACATAATTGTAATTGACGTAGACAAAGGCATTAATTTATCTACTGCGCAATTATTATTAAAAGACTATAAAGCTTTGTATTACACCACTAAGCGACACACTAAAACAGAACAGCGTTTCCGTATTGTTATGCCTATTAATTATGAGTTAACACTAGATGCAAAAGATTATAAAGACTTTATGAGTAATTTGTTTCAATGGCTTCCTTTTGAAGTAGACGAAGCAACTAATCAACGCGCAAGAAAGTGGTTATCTAATAATGGTCCTTATTATTATCAAGATGGCGAAATCTTAGACGTCTTACCTTTTATACCTAAAACCAGTAAAAACGAAAAGTTTAAAGACCAATTTAAAGATCAAAAATCTTTAGATAATCTTGAACGTTGGGTTATTAACAATACTGGAGATGGAAATCGTAATAATCAATTACTGCGTTACGCTTACGTATTAGTTGATGCAGGTTATGATTTTGAAAACATACGTCAACGCGTTATGAGTCTTAATGAAAAGCTTGTCGATAAATTAGACGAAGCCGAAATTCTTGGCACCATCATGGTTACTGTAGGCAAAAAACTTTCGTCTATTTAAGCATTGGGGACTCCGTCCCCTTTTGCGCAAAATCATTCAATTTATTGGAGACATCATGTCAACTTATATAAATGACCACCTAGTTTTATTAGGCGGCAAATCTACAACTGGGAAATCACATTCTCTTATGGGATTAGAAAATCCAGAAGGCGTAATGTATTTAAATTGCGAGGCAGGTAAACGATTACCGTTTCCAGCTAAATTTTTAAAAGGTCCTGACGGAAACGTAGGATTTACCATTACTGATCCATTCCAAGTTTATGAAGCGTTTGAACGCGCAGAAACAATGCCTGACGTACATACTATTGCTGTTGACTCACTTACTTATCTTATGGATATGTACGAATCTGACTACGTATTATCATCAACAAATGGCATGAAAGCTTGGGGCGAGTTTGCACAATACTTTAAAAATCTTATGCAAAAGCATGTAGCAACTTCAAGTAAAACAGTTATCTTTACAGCACATGTTTTAGATAATCTAAATGAATCTGAGCACATAATGGAAACAAAAGTTCCTATTAAAGGCTCTTTAAAAAATAACGGCATTGAAAGTTACTTTTCAACTGTTATTTCTTCTAAAAAAGTAAAGCTAAAAGATTTAGAAGGTTACGAATCTAAGTTGCTTAACATTACAGAAGAAGAACGCATTCTAGGTTTTAAATACGTATTTCAAACTAAATTAACTAAAGACACAGTTAATGAGCGTTTACGTGGACCATTAGGAATGTTTACTACCAATGAAACGTTTATTGATAACAATTTGCAACATGTTATTACGCGTTTAAATGAATATTACGTTTAACTTTAACCAACCAAAGGTATTTTAATCATGACAAATCCATTTGCAAATTTAACTACTACTGAAACAGAAACTGACTACATTCCTAGTAGCGGTCCTTTAGATTCAGGCATTTACGAAAGTACTATTACTATGGCCTATCAGGGCGTAAGTAAAAACGGTGCAGCTTTTATAGCATTAACTCTTGAAAGTAACGGACGTACGCATTCTGAAAAAGTATACGTTACATCCGGTGATGCAAAAGGCAACAAAGCTACTTATACAGATAAAAAATCAGGCAAAGAAAAACCATTGCCAGGTTATCTATTAGGCAGTTCGTTTGCTAACTTAGCTGCTAACAAAACATTACAAGACCTCACTACTGAAGAAAAAATCGTTAACATTTACGATTACGAACAAAAGAAAGACGTTCCTACTAAAGTTCAAGTTTTTGTTGATTTGCTGGATGCCCCAGTTATTGTTGGCTTAGTTAAAACTATTGTAGACAAAACAGAGCTGAACGACAGCGGTGCTTACGTGGCTACAGGTGAAACAAGAGAGCAAACGCAAATAAATAAAGTTTTTCGTGCTAGCGATAAAAAAACTGTTGCAGAAGCTTTAGTTCAAGACTCAGAAGCCAATTACATCAAAAACTGGGAAAAACGGTACACAGATACCTTAAAAGACAACTCTACAAAAAACGTAGCAGGCGTCCAAGGCGCTCCAGCTGCACCAGGAGCAACGCCTAAACCTTCTCAGAGCCTTTGGGGATAGTAATGGCAAAATTGGAAGTCGTAGGCTTTGACCCTTCTTTAAATAATTGGGGAGTAGCACGTGGAATTTACTGCACTGAGTCTCAAAATCTTAGGATTTTGAGCCTCGATGTCGTAAAACCTGTTGTTCCAACTGGTAAACAGGTTCGACAAAACAGTAAAGACTTAAACGCTGCTATGCAATTAGCTCATGCGGCTAAAACCCATTCTAAAGACGCTGACGCAATTTTCATAGAAGTACCTATTGGTAGCCAATCAGCTAGAGCAATGGCTTCATATGGCATTTGCGTAGGCGTCTTAGGAGGTTTACGCAGTAACGGCACACCTTTTTTTGAAATTACACCCACAGAAGTAAAACTAGCAACTGTAGGATCTAAAACAGCATCTAAAACTGACATGATTAAATGGGGAACAAGCAACCATCCAGAAGCTCCCTGGCCAACACGTCAAGTATCCGGCATTAAGCAAATTATTGCAGGAAAAGCAGAACATATGGCAGACGCTGTAGGAGCAATTAAAGCTGGTTTAAATTCTGAGGCGTTTAAACAAATTATTTTATTAATGCACACTAGGAAATCATAATGCAAGTACAACTAAACCAAACTGATATAGAAGAAGCTATAAGCAAACATTTATTTCAAATGGGCTTTCAAACTGATGTTGTAGATATTCATTTTACCGCAGGACGAAAAGGAGCTGGGCTAACCGCTGAAGTAAACTTAGGTTCAAAAGTTAAACCTGAAAAGCCCCAATTCAGCTCTGAAGATACAAATGATTTGGAAGAGTCTGAACCACTTGCAAATATTTTTAATTAGCCTATGAATATACTCATTGAGACTATTAAATTTATTTTCTATTTTTTATTGGCCTCGGTGCTTGTTGCCGCAGCAGTAGTAATATTTTTTGTAGGAGGCGCTTTTATTAGCGGCTTTTTAATTGCAGCAGGAATATTACTACTTATCGGATTGGTAGCAGCTTTTATAAAAGATTGTTTCCAAAACTAATCACCTAAGCTATCCATTAACACTTGCATTGTAATAGCATCGTCCCACGTATCTACTATTTCAAATGCTCCAGCACCAAAAGGATTAGCTATCTTTTCAGTCGCTACAGAGTCTAGTAAACTTTGTAGCGCTGGAAAGTATGCTTCAACTGCAGCCAATCCTAATGCCCTTGCAGGCTTTTCTCGCAAAAGATTAATAATCGTTTTTTGAATACGAATGTAATATTTAGTAAACCAAATTAATCCAGTGTCATTTAAATACTGCAATCCTTTATGTTGCGGAATATCGTAGTTAACAAAAGAATCTTGTGCTCTGTTACGAGCGGCTACAATTGATAAAGGATCTTTTTTACGCGTTTGTAAATGCTCTATCAGTACAAGCCGACCAATAAAGTCACTGTACTGCGTACCTTTATGCAACATTTTATAAAGCGCTGTGTCGTGAGTCATTAAAGCAATTTTAACGCCGTTTTTAATTAATTTAGGAACTTTTTGCGTCTTTTCATCAATAGACGCCATTAACGCTGATTTCATTGAATAAGGGTCATCGTCTGTTTCAATACCATCTTCAACAATAGTTTGATACAACCCAGCTTGTACTTCACTATGTACTGGATTACGCTCTAAAGCGTTTTCAAGACGAACAATATCCTGCCTTACATTCCTTTCTAAAGCCCCCGCAAAATACCCTGTCTCTAGCTTATTTTTCAGCTCAAACAACCTTTTTTCATCTTTCTCATACCTGTTTATATCAATAAACCCTTTTATATGCCCTGCAATAATTTTATTTATTGGCACGCCTGACCAAGCAAGAAGCGTTGCATTACTTGATAAATTGCCTAAAAACGTTACTAAATTTTTAACAACTAGTATGTCTTTAACAACTCCTACAATTTCTTGCCAAAGATCTTCTGTTTGTTTAACGCGCAATTGTGATACGCCTAATTTAGTCGCAATACCAATAGTTACTTGTTCAACAATTGTACGTTGCTGCTCATCATTAAGTGAATACGGAATAGCTGTTTTTATCGCTGCTTTTAAACTTAAAGCTTTTTTATCATACCCTTCAGTAATTGAATATTTTCGATACCCAACCGACATATTGTATACGTCGTTTTTAATCATCATTCCATTTAAACCAGTTTTTCCCCAAACTGCATTAATTTGGCGCTTAGTAGTTTTTGGAAGTAATTTAGCACGTTCAGCAATTTCAGGATCTTTGCTATTTTCATGAACATGAATATAACTATTAGGATTCGCAAGATAGTCTTCTTGATATTGTTTGTAATGCGCTTCAACAACTTTTTTATTAATTGCCTCTGATCCTGCCTTGTCAAAAATACTTCCTGCCGTTGCCCCAAGTACCTGGTCTATTCTACGATCTGGAGACATTAGCGCATCTTTTGTAGTTTCCTTCATCAATTG